CGGTGCTGGTTCCCTGCACGACAGCGGCGAACTACGGCATTGCACGGATGCTCGACGCGCTGGGCGTGCAGGTCCTGGTGCCGGACAGCTGTGTCAGCCGTTGGAATCCACAGCCGGGCGAGAAGATCCAGCGGGAGGTGCACCGGCACGGCCTTCATCAGCACGCGCCCTGGGACACCGCCGGCGGTGCGCTTCGAGAATGGTGGGGCGCCACCGCGTGGTTTGACTGGAACCCCACCCGACGCTGTGAGCTGCCTGAGTTCGTGCCGAAGGTTGCCGCGGGTGTGCCGGCTCCGATCCAGCTCACGCCTTGGAAGGTTGGCGCACTGAAAGTGCTGGCCGACCTCGAGCTCGACGGCTTCACAACTGCGAAGGGTGTCCGGGCCCATGGCGTGGATCCGCGCCGCTTCTGTGCTTCCGATGGGTGGCTGAAGCAGCTGGGCGAGGGGAAGTGGGCGCGCGGGAGGCTCCCGGCATTCGAGGACCAGCACCCAGAGGCCTACGCTCAGGTACTGGCCCAAGCGCGCGCCGCGCGCGCTGCAGCGGCAGCAGAGAAGACCCAGGAACAGACGTCATGAACGAAACTGCAGTCGGTACCAACGCGCTCGCAGCCGCGCGCGAGCTCGAGGTGGCTTTCCTCAAGGGGAAGAAGATCCCCTCCTGCGCCAACTGCAACGGCAAGGCGAAGGTGTGCTGGCCTGGCCGCGAGTCGCAGCTCGTACAGCTCCAGTGCCGGCACTGCGGGACACGCGGAGCCATCTTCGACAGCAGCGCGCCAGTCCAGTGTGGCCGCTGTGGTACCGCCCCGACTGGTTTGTTCCCGCGAGGCGCACAGATCCAGTGCTGCGGCTGCGGGGCATCCTCAGCAGTGTTCGTTGGTCCGGATCCCGCCGGCGCTCTTGCCGCGGCGCTGGATGCCTGGTGTCGACGTGCGCCGGTGCTTCCTACGGCGGGCGACGACAGTGCAGGCAAGCGGCGCCGGGGCGCAGCTCCGGATGGATTCGACGACGAGGGTAAGGGCGACGTCCTGGAGCTGCTGTCGCGCCTGTTGGTTGGCGGGAGCTACCGCATGCCCGTTGAAGGTCGCAGCACCTTGGCGCCACTGGGCAGCAGCGACATCGCCGGAGCGGTCGGCTACATGCGCAACCCGCTCGAGAAGCACACAGCGCTCGCGGTGGCGACGCGCATGGGCCCAGCGGCAATCGCCAGGCTGTCCCTTGCTGCCTACCGCCAGGTGGCCAAGGACGTGCGCGCAATGCGCCCGCGGCCGCTTGATCTTGGCAAGCCAGCCGATCGGTGGCGCCTTCGCCTGGTGATCTACGACGCAGCTCATGAACTGGTGTGGCCGGAACGGCGCCAGCCGTTTGCCGGCTTGGCCAAGTCAGCCAAAATGCGTAAGGGCAACTACATCAAGGCCCACAAGTGCGCCAGTGCAGTCCTGCAGGAAGCGCTTCACGGTGGGAGGCGGGACTTCCGTTTGTCCCTTTGGGCGCTTCCCGACAAGAGGGCGGGGGGCTAGTGGCTCAGCGTCAGGTACTCACCCATGACCTCGTCTAGCCGCGCCATGCTTCTGTTCAATGCGCGTCGCAATTCGCGGCGTCTCAGAATTGCGGCGTCTCGCGCCTTCCTGACCTCTGGATCGCTAAGCACACCAGGCTCCGCAATCGTGGTTTTTGCGTCCCACAGGTCGACCACAGGCTCATAGAGCTCCTTCCAGACGAAATCGTAGACAGACTGCCCAAATAGCCATCGAACGTCCCTTAGGCTCAAGAAGACATCGTGGTCCGCCTCCTCTCGCCAATCGGCCGCGATCGCCTGGATGGTCGCTTCTCGTACCCGGTTGTATGCCTCCAGCCGTCGCGTAAACAGATCGAACTTCAATTTGTTTCGAGCTGTTCGCCACTGGCGGTACGCGATCATTCCGACCGCGACGGCGACGACAGTTTGGCCGAATGCCGTGAAGAATCTGATCTGCAGATCTGTCAGGCCCAGTACGGTCTCAACCATTGCGACTTCCTCCCTGTATTGGCCGGGATTATCACATTTGTTAAGGTTTGTTAGGGGGCAACCCGCTTGCCCACAATCCTTCAAATGGGGGGCTGGATGGATCCTTTGTTCGAGAACATTTTGATCGGCCTGGGAACTGGACTGGTTACAGGGCTGTTGTCCGGGTATTACTCTGGCTTGGTCGTCAGCCGGACTGCGCGCTTCAGCGCATTGCTGCGTGACGCCGAGCGGCCGTTTAAGACCGTCGAGTACATGCAGGAAGTGGGCTTTGTCCAAGTGGCTGGATGGAATGAAAATCCGCTCGACAGGGCTGCTGATGATTTGGCAGCGGACAAGCAAGTGAAGGCGTCCTTGGCCGTGCGGGAACAAATTGCTGAGATGCGTGAAACGCTGCAGAAAGCCCGACGTGGCGAGATCGATGCGGATGAGTTCGAAAGGATTCTGAAGGCCTCTCGAGCTGTCATCCGGCGGCTAAGGCCACATCCTCGCGTTCTTATGCCGTGGGGTTCGCCCTGAAAGACCCTGTCGACGCAGAAGGCAATCGTTCACATAGCTGACCTCACTTGTTCCTCATGAGGAAGTTTTCTTCCTCATGAGGAACCGCAGTTGCCTCGGGAACCGAAAGTAGGTTTGAATTCCCACAGTGGGCGTTCTTGTGGGCGCCACCATTCAAAGGCCGTTGATTGACCAGGACGTGGGAGTCCACTGGTTGATCAGCGGCCTTCTTGTTTGCGGGGTAGAGCAGTCCGGCAGCTCGCGTGGCTCATAACCACGAGGTCGGTGGTTCGAATCCACCTCCCGCTACCAAACGGCCGGTAGTCATGGCCACCACTCAAGTCAGCACATAGGCCGTCGTGAGACGCGCCGCTGGTGTCCGCGCGACCTTGCAACCGCGGTAGTGGTGGGCCATGCCGGCCTCCTTTCATTGGGGGAACCGCGGTGAGCATCAAAGAGCAGATCACAACGGACCTGGCGGTCGCAGGTTCGAAGATCGGGGCGGCCGTGAGCGTCACCGCTGCGACCTACTCGCCGGGCTACACCCTGAGCGACTGGGCGCTGATCGGCACGATCATCTTCACCATCGTTCAGACGTTCACCGTCATGGTGAAGAACTGGGGTGACTGGTCGGCCTGGTGGACCGCTCGCATGAGCAACGCCAGGCGACTCTGGGCGTGGATCCGCCGCCGTGGCTGACGCCAAGCCCAGCACCAAGCACCGCGTCGGTTTCGCCGCCGCACCGCTGGCGCTGATCGGCGCGTTGGTCGCCGCCCTGGGCACGAACGACTCGGCTCATGAAGGGCGCCGCTACACCCCGTACTACGACTCGGCCGGCATCCTGACTGTCTGCGCCGGCATCACCGGCCCGGCGGTGGTGAAGGGCAAGCGCTACACCGACGAGGAGTGCACCAGGCTGGAAACGGCCTACGTGCAGACCATGCTGCGCCACATGGGGCAGTGCGTCCGCGGTGAGTTTGAGTTCCACGAGATCAAGGCCTGGGGCCACTTCGCCTACAACATCGGCACGCCGGCATTCTGTGCCAGCACCGCGGCGAAGCGGCTCAACGCCGGCGAGCGCCTGCCTGCATGCGCGGAAATGTGGAAGTGGCGCTACGTCACGATCGGTGGCGCGAAGCGCGACTGCGCGCTGCCACAGTGGGGCGCGAAGTGCGGCGGCATCATCGATCGCCGGCAGTGGGAAATGGCCACGTGCCAAGGCCGCTTGCAGTGATCACCAGAGCGGCCGTCTCTGCCTGGTGGGCAGCCTGGAAGTGGGTTGCAATCCTGGCCGGCCTGCTGACCCTGTCGCTCTGGCTCAACGTCAAGCAGTACGGCGATCGCCGTGAGGCTGCAGCTGCATCACGGGCGGCCACTCTCGCGGACACGCTTGAGGTGACGGCAGGAATCGCACGCCAAGCCCAGTCCGACAGTAGCCAGCTGCTGCAGCGCCTGGAGGCGATCGCCGCGCGCGGGGAGCGGACCAGGACAATCTACCGAGCAGCTGCTGCAGCGCAGCCGCTGCCAGCCAATTGCGCCCCGGGACAGGCCCGGATCGACGCCATCAACCAGGCCCTCGGGCCTACCAGCAGGACTGCGAAGTGACCCAGAAACCCTCGATTGGACGGATCGTCCACTACGCCCTGAGCGATACCGACGCGACCCGCATCAATGCACGCAGGACCGATGGCCCGTCCATCCAGGAGCGGCTGCTGGAAGACGCTTGGCCCGTCGGCGCCCAGGCACACATCGGGAACAAGGTCGCCGCTGGCGACGTGCTGCCGGCCATGGTCGTTGCGGTACAGCCGAACGGCCAGATCAACGCCCAAGTGTTCCTAGACGGCAACGACGTGCTGTGGGTCACCAGCCGGGACGAGGCCAGCGAGGAATCCGGCAGCCACCCGGGTCGCTGGCATTGGCCGCAGCGCTGACACCATGCAGCTGCGCCAGGCTCTCCCGATCGCGGCACTGATGCTGCTGGCCGGCTGCACGCAGCACCTGCACCGTGTGCCGGCGCAGTGTGACGCGATGTGCTTCCGCCCGTGCGTTGATGCCGGCGAAGACACCGGCGTGCGCGTGACTGCAGATCCTGCCGCTGCAGACGCCTGGGACAACATCGGTGGGGAAGTCGTCGGCCAGCTGGCCGACAAGCTCCGCACCTGCGACGTGCGACGTAAGGCCTGCGAACAGTGCCTGCGCCGGCTCGACGCCAAGAACGTAATCCAGCTTTGAGCGCCATCCCGGCGCCACAGGAGAGCAGCATGTTGAACCAGCAAGCCGGCACAACCCCACTGGCGGACCCGCAGACCCCAATCGAATCCGCCATGAAGGACCTGGCCCGCACCCAGCAGGATCTGCACACCGCTGCCGAACAGCTTGCGCGGCGCCTGGCGCCAGCGCTGGCGGTGAGCAAGCCGGACGCGGCACCGTCGACGGGCCGTCCGCTCGGTGCCTCGCCGTTGCTCGAAGACCTCTTCCAGCGGCGGGACGCAGCGGCGGCCACCCTGGACATCATCAACGAGCTGCAAGCTCAGCTGACCCTGTGAGCCGGACGCCCGCCAGCTTCAGCCTCACGGTCGTGCGTGGTGCGACCTGGGAGGACGACTTCACCTACACCAATCCGGATGGAAGCCCGTTCGACCTGACCGGCTACCAGGCACGGATGCAGGTGCGGACGCTGGCGGGCCAGTTCGGGCTGACGGAGGCGGACACCTTGGTCATGGAGCTCAGTACCGCGGTCGGTTCGCTGGTCATCGCCGATCCGTTGGACGGGGTGGTCTCGATCACCGTGCCAGCGGTGGCCACCGAGGTGCTGAACCCGGCAAACGCGCGCAAGGTGAAGCACTGCTACAGCCTGGAGCTGTTCAAGGCGGCAAGCGCAGATCCTGAGTACGTGATCCCGCTGGTGGCCGGCAAGGTCACTGTCCACGGCGAGACGACACGCTGATGCCTGTGATCCGAGCCAGCGAGGGAGCAGCACGCGTGATTGTGGTTGAGCGCTGCGGCGCCGTCGCGATCCGCGACCCCAGAACGCCCATCGTTGCAGCATCGAAGCCCGCCAAGGTCGAGGCGATCCAGGCGGATACCAGGACGGTAGAGGTTGCAGCGCGCGGCGCGCAGGGCCCGGCAGGCCCGGCCGGCCGCGACGGCACGTCGCCGGAAGCCACATACCCGGTTGGCCAGCCGATCCATGGCCACCGCGTGGTCCGGCTCGACGGTGGCAAGGCCTACCACCCCGACACAGGGGTGCTGGAACACGCGCAGGCCTGCGTCGGGATAGCCCTGCAGTCGGCGAACACCGGCGACGTGACGGTGCGCCTGGCCGGCACTGTCGAGGAGGGCAGCTGGACCTGGCACGACGGCGCGGTGTGGTGCGGAGCAGATGGCGCTCTGACCCAGAGCCCGGGCGATACCGGCTGGCTGCTGTGCGTCGGCCGCGCGCTCAACGCCACCACCCTGATGATCGACTTCGATACACCCATCGCACGGATCTGATCCCATGGCTGACAAGACCCTCCAGCTCAAGAACAACATCACCACCGAGGTCGAAGGCGTCACCGCGTCAGCTGGCGCCGCCGACGCCGGCAAGATTGCCGCACTCGGCCCTGATGGCCGCTTCGACGACTCGCTGCTGCCGGCCGGCATTGGCGCGGACACCAAGATCTATCCGGCCAGCGAGGTGCTGGCGGCCGGCGACTACGTGAACATCTGGGACGACGCCGGCACGGCCAAGGTGCGCAAGGCCGATGCAAGCGCCGCGAACGCAGGCAAGCGCGCCCACGGCTTTGTGCGTGCGGGTGTGGGCGCCATCGGCAACGATGCCTCGGTGTACTTCGAAGGGCCGAACAGCTCGCTTTCGGGCCTCACGCCGGGCGCGACCTACGTGCTGAGCCACACCTCCCCGGGCGGTGTCGTGCCGCTGGCGTCAGGCACCGCCACGGCTGGCCACATTCTGCAGATCTTGGGAGTGGCCACCGCCGTAGGGGAAATCAACGCCGAGATCGGCAATCCGGTGGTCCGAGCCTGATATGGCAGCACGGCGTCCGCTGGTCCTGGACGCGAGCAATCGCACCAGGGAGCTTCCGGCCGGCGACATCCTGATAGGTGTTCCGCTCTATCTGCCCGTTGGTCTGCGTAGCGGCGGCATAGCTTCCTTGCCGCTGTCGACCACGTTCACGCTAACGATCGGGCTCCGGGCCGGAGGCACATTCGACGTGCAGGCGACTACGTAATGACCATTCGCCCCCCCCTCATTCTTGACCAGCTCGCTGCGCGTATCGTCGAGCTTGCCATCGGCGATACGATCGACGGCAACCTGATCGAGGGCTACATCGGTCGGAACCTGCTTATCAACGGAAACATGGACTTCTTCCAGCGTGGTTCAGCAGGGACGCGGCCAGACGGGGAGAGCTTCACGTTGGACCGGTGGCTCTTTGCCTCTCTCGGTACCGGTACCTCAAATTGGGGTGTAGGGACGTTCGCTATTGGCGACGCGCTACCGGTACCGCATCCCCCTCGCTTCTTCCAGAGTGTGAACGTCGCGGCAGGCACCAACTCGGCTTGGGTCCGCCAGAAAATCGAGAACGTGTGGTCCTACGCCGGCGGCAAGGCCACACTTTCTTTCTGGATGCGCTCCGCTGTCGCAGGAAAGAAGGTCGGTGTCCGCCTTGTTCAGGACTTTGGCGGCGGTAGCGGCGCGTCGCCAGCGATCTTCATCGAAGGCCCGGTTTTCACTCTAACCACCGCATTCCAGAAGTACACCGCAACCTTTGACGTACCTTCTCTGGCGGGCAAGACCGTAGGTGCCTCAGCGGTAAATGATTGCTTGCAGATTATCTTTGACTTTGCCGCAGCCAGCGGCTACGGCAACCAACTGGTGGGGCAAACCGGGCTTTTTGATTTCACGCAGGTCCAGCTTGAGAGGGGCGCCACTGCCACCAGCTTCGAACGCCGACCTCTGGCTTTGGAACTGATGCTCTGTCAGCGCTACTACGAAAAGAGCTACGACCTGAGCTCCGCCCCTGGCGCTGCCGTAAATCCTGGCCGTGAAGCGCATGCAATGTCAGGTGTTCTCGCCTCTACGTGTTGGGCCACCGTCCGTTTCACGCAGCGGAAGCGTAATGTTCCTTCCATCGTTGTCTACCCGGCTAACAGTGCCGGCGGAAGTCCTGGCAACGTTGCGCAGAACGATGGCTCTCTCATACCAGCCACGGTCGAGAACGTAGGTTCGTCAGGGATGCAGGTAGCCTGGGGCAACTCATCAGGCAAATTCGGCGGCTGGTTCCATTGGACGGCAGACGCGGAGATTTGACGTGTACCGGCTCACCGACAGTCCAGATGTTCTTTACTGCATGGAGACTGGAGCGTTCATTCCCCGCGGCCACTACCTTTGGCCCACCAAGTGGCTAGACGAAGGGAATGCGCCGCTTCCGGTACCGCCACCATACGAGCTTCACTCGCCCGAGCACTACCGCGCAATTCGTGCGGCCGCCTGGGCTTGGATGACTGCCGAGGTGAACGCCCGTCAGTACGACAGCATCGAGACGTGCGTGGGCTACTTCAACAGCGGTGTTGAGCGGTACCGTCTGGAGGCCCGTGCACTGGTAGCCTGGCGCGATGCAGTAAATCAGGCCCTTGAAACCCTGGTGTTGAATCCGCCTGCCGGAATCGAGACCTGGGAGCAGGTGCGTCCGCTTCTGCCGCAGCCTGAAGCGTTCCCATGGCCGGCGAGCGTAGAGCTCCCGCTGGAGGCTGGTGACGGCCCCACTGCTCAACTTTGATCAATCTGAGAGGAACCCAGCCAGTGGCCGGAAAGATCGACCCGGCGACGGGCCTGCAGGACCAGCAACGGCGGTTCGCGGACGAGTACCTGGTTGACTTCAATGGCACCGCCGCCTACATGCGCGCCGGTTACAAGGCCACCGGCGCCGCGGCCAGCGCCGCTGCCGCGAGGCTGCTGGCCAACGCCAAGGTGCAGGCCTACCTGGCTGGCCGGAAGGAAGAGCTGCTGCTGTCTCAGCGGGTCGATCAGGAGGCGGTGTTGGCCCGGCTTGCGTTCATGGCGCTGGGCGACATCCGGACCCTGTTCGACCAGCACGGCAACCTCAAGCCGATGAGTGAGCTCACGGTCGAAGAGGCCAGCCTCGTCCAGGGCGTTGAGGTGTTCGAAGAGTGGGAGGGGCGCGGCGACGAGCGCCGTGCGGTCGGCCTGACCAAGAAGATCAAGCTGGTCAGCCGCCTGGACGCGGTGAAGACCCTCGGCACGCATTTCGGCATGTTCGCCAAGAAGGTCGAGCACACCGGCAAGGATGGCGGTCCGATCGAAACCCAGACGCGGATCCTGGGCGATGTGATGGATCTGATCGACGGATCCGATACGGGCCCCGGGCCGTCGGCGTCACGGAGCAAGTAGGCCGTGGAAGAACTGAGCGACCAGGACGCCAGCAGGATCATCGAGAAGTTGGGGGATCGGTGGTGGCGGCTGAACAACCTGTACTACATCACCGACAAGTTCGGCCGGCGGGTGCAGTTCAAGCTGAATGAGGTGCAGGCCGACCTTGATGACAACCTGCACACGTTGAACCTGGCCCTGAAGTCGCGACAGCACGGCATCACGACCTGGGCCTGTATCCGCGCCCTGGACATGGCGCTGTTCAAGAAGAACACCAAGGCCGGTGTGGTCGCCCACACCGCCGGCGATGCCGCCAAGTTCTTCCGCAGCAAGGTGCTGTACGCCTACGACAACCTCCCGGACTGGCTGAAGAAGATCCGGCCCGCAGTCCGGCGCGACATGCGCGACGGTGTCCTGGAGCTGGCCAACGGCTCCAGCATCGAGGTGTCGGTGTCTCACCGCGGCGGCACGCTGACCTTTCTGCATATCTCCGAGTACGGGCCGATGTGCGCCATGTATCCGGAGCGGGCAGGGGAGGTGGCGTCTGGCGCATTGAACGCGATCGCCTCCGGCAACATTGTGGTGATCGAGTCGACGGCCTACGGCGCTGCAGGCGACTTCTATGAGCGTTGCCAGACGGCGATCGAGCTAGACCGGCAGATCCGCGCCGGCACGGCCAAGCTGACGGCGATGGACTACCGCTTCCACTTCTATCCGTGGTTCCGTGATCCGATCAACGAGCTCGACCCGGACGGCGTCACGCTCACCGCGGAGGACGAGGCCTACTTCGCCAAGGTCGAGGCGGAGATGAACTACACGCTGCGGCCCGAGCAGAAGGCCTGGTACGTCAAAAAGGCGGCCGAGCAGCGCGACAAGATGAAGCGGGAGCACCCCAGCACACCGGAAGAGGCCTTCCAGGCGAGCACAGAGGGCGCGTACTACGGCAAGGAAATGGCCACCGCCGACAGCAGCGGACGGATCACCGATCTGCCGATCAACCCACAGGTGCCCATCCACACCTTCTGGGACATCGGCCGAAGCGACGCGACCAGCATCTGGTTCATGCAGGAGAACGGCCCGTGGCTGGACTTCGTCGACTTCTACGAGAACTCCGGCTTCGGCGTGGCGCACTACGCCAAGGTGCTCAAGGAACGCGGTTACCTGTACGGCAAGCACTACTGGCCCCACGACGGTGCCAACGAGGACTGGTCCGCCAACGAGAACCGGGTTCAGGTGGCCGGCAAGCTCGGGATCAAGCCGATTGTTGTGGTGCCCCGGATCAACGACATCACCGAGGGCATCGACATGGTGCGCAACATGCTGCCGCGCTGCCGGTTCGACAGGGTTCGGTGCGGCCCACCCAAGGCAGGCGAGGGCCGCGGAGGGCTGGAAGCCCTGCGGCGCTACACCAAGGTCTGGAACGAGAAGACCGAAACGTATTCCGACCTCCCATTCCACAACTGGGCCAGCAATCCTGCCGACGCGTTCCGGCAGGCGGCCCAGGGCTATGTCAGCAGCAGCGGCCGTCGCGTCGGCGAGTCGCGCGGCACGGCCAACGACAACTGGAGAACTGCATGAACGTTTCCCCCCGCGAGCGGCACCAACCCACCACGGTCGAGCTGGTCGACCTGCTGTCGATGCTGGTGGCGGCCGCAGATGAAGGGCAGCTGGTCAGTGTTGCTTTCATGCTGCGATCGCCGGAGGGCGACACGATGGTGGACTACCGCGGCAGCCACGAGCTGAGCGAGCTCACCGCCAGGACCGTCCTGCAGCGCATCGCCCAGGACATTGCCGTGACCCACCCGGCGATCGCCGCACGGATCGAGTCTGATCTCACCAGGAAGGCGAACTGACGTGGACGAGACCACGGTCCAGCAGCTGGCCATCCACCTGCAGCAGGCCCGCGCCTACGCGCGGTACCTGCCAGGGGGCGAGAACCACGGCAGCCTGGTCGAGGACCACGTCCTGTCACCGGACCAGGCCGCAGCGGCGGTAGTGGAGGAGCTGGACGCAGCCCTGGAGCTGCTGGGAGCAGAAGCATGAGCGCCGAGGTCGAGCTCGCCCCCGATGGCTTCGTATGGTGTGGCAAGAAGGGCGACCTCACCCTCTACCTGACCCACATCGTCCGCGATGGCGACGACGACGCGGCTCTCTATATCCGGAACGAGAACCGCCGCGTCGAGGGTATGAACCCCGTGACCGGGATGATCGCTTACGGCAGTCCGGCCTATCTGGTGCCGTTCCGCGACTTCTGGATCTTCCGCCCGGAGGACAAGGACCGTGGTCGCCACCACACCATCGGCGACATGGTTGCTCGCTTGCAGAACGCCTCGGTTGCCCTCTACGGCCTGGACGTCCCGGCCTACCGCCACCGCATCCATGACGCCATCCTCGAGTTCTGCGACGACGTGAAGAACCTGCGTCCGCCGGCGGAGCAGACCCGGGAGCAATGGCTCGGCGAGATGGCGCGGATGGGGATCCAGATCAAGATCAACGGGCAGAAGGTGAACTGATGCAGACGATCGAGAACTTGCGCAGCGAGCCTGCCTACGACCCAGGCGCTGCCGACGTGGCCACCGCGGCGCCGCCCGATGTGGAAGGCCACCCGCTGGACAGTCTGGAGAACCGCCGTCTCCATGCGAAGGTGCTGGACTACTGGTACACGGCCCTCGATGCGTTCTACGACAACCGCATCGAGCAGATGCTCGACTACGACTTCTACGACCACATCCAGTGGTCAGAGGAAGACCGTGCGGTACTGGCGGCCCGCCACCAGGCGCCGCTGACCTACAACAAGATCAAGATGGCCATCGACTGGGTCATCGGCACCGAGCGCCGCACCCGCATCGATGGCGTCGTGCATCCGCGCGCCGAGGATGACGTCGACATCGCCGCGGTGAAGTCGGAGCTGATGAAGTACCTCAGCGACACCAATCGCGTGCCGTGGGCGCGCAGCCAGGCGTTCAAGGATGCCGCGATCGCGGGCTGCGGCTGGACCGAAGAGTCCATCCGGACCGACCGCGCAGACGAGCCGGTGATGGTGGGCCACATTCCCTGGCGGCAGATGCGCCGGGACCCGGTCAGTCGCGCGCTGGATCTGAGCGACTGTCGCTTCCTGCTGCGGGAGAAGTTCGCCGATCTGGACTATGCGGAGGCGATGTTCCCGGACCGCATCGAGCTGGTGAACCGCGCTGCACAGGACCACTACGACGGCGACAATGGCGCCTTCGACGAAGAGCTGGATCTCCCCCAGGTCTTCCGTCGCTACGACAGCCGCGGCCACACCGTGACCGGCCGGCGCATTACCGGCAGGGCCTCCCTGGACAGCCGCTGTCGACTGCGGGTCCGCCTGATCGAGTGCTGGTTCAAGCGGCCGGTCGCCCACAAGCGGCTCTGGGGCGGCGAGTTCCGTGGTGATCGCTTCGATCCGAGCAACGTGAAGCACCAGGTAGCGCTGGCGGCAATGAAGAGCGAGGCCTCCCCGGTGTACTCGCTGTCCGACGCGGTGGTCGAGGAAATGTGGTGCGCGATCTTCACCGAAGGCGGCCTGCTGCAGCTCAAACGCAGCCCGTTCCGGCACGGGCGGTTCCCCTACACGCCGTACTGGTGCTATCGCCGCAACCGCGACGGAATGGAGTACGGCCTGGTCCGCGGCGTTCGCGACTCGCAGGAAGACCTGAACAAGCGCATGAGCAAGCTGCTTTGGGCCCTGAGCACCAATCAGCTGTTCTACGAGGACGGCGCCATCGATGAGGACCGCATCGAGGAAGTGAAGCGCGAGATCGCCAAGCCCAATGGCGTTATCCCGCTGAAGAACAACGGACTGGGCAGGATCAAGGTGGAGCGCAACCTCGACGTGGCAGAGGCGCAGATCAAGCTGCTGGAGCTCGATGCGGCGCACATCCACGACGGCACCGGCGTGAACCGCGAGCTCCTGGGACGCGAGACCAACGCGGCCAGTGGCCGGGCGATCCTGGCCAAGCAGCAGGAAGGCGCCGTGAGTACGGCGGAACTGTTCGACAACTATCGCCTGGGCATCCAGCTCAGTGGCGAAAAGCAGCTGTCGCTCACCGAGCAGTTCATGACCGAGGAACGGCAGTTCCGCATTGTCGGCGAGCGGAAGGGGCTGGACTGGCGGGTGATCAACCAGCTACGCCTGGACACGCTGAACAACGTTTGGGTGGTCGACAACGACATCAGCCGCAACCAGGCCGACTTCATCGTCGACCAGCAGGACTTCCGCGAATCCATGCGTCAGGCCTTCGCCGAGCAGTTCTTCGACATGCTGGGCAAGCTGCCGCCAGAGATGTCCGTCCAGCTGCTGGACCTGGCCTTTGACATGATCGATATGCCGGGCAAAGACGAGGTCGTGCAGCGCATCCGCAAGATCACCGGCCAGTCCGACAACGACCAGGACGTCGACAGCCCCGAGGCCCAAGCGCGCCAACAGCAGGAAGCACAGGACCGCGAGGTCGCCCTGCGCGAGCGGATGGCCAAGGTCGGGCTGGATGAGGCCAAGCGCGAAGAGATCATGGCCAAGGCCAAGGCATTGCAGATCAAGACCAAAGGTGACGCGCTCAACGTTGCCGAGCTGATCGAGATCCTGCTCCCCCTCGCTCCGGCGGCAGACCGCCTCCTGAGCACCCAACAGACCCCCGAGGAAACCGCTCATGCAGCAGCCTGACAACGCGGGCCAGCAGTCGCTGGCCGCGAACGAACTGGAAATGACCGAGGGTGAGCGCGCGGCGCTGGCCAGCGCCGACGGCGCCGCCCCTGGGGACGCCACCACGGCAGCCGGTACCACAGATGCCCCGGCCGCCACCGCTGCCGCTGCGGCGCCGGCAGCTA